TGAATGAAATTCGAACCACATGATTATCAGGCTTATGCCATCCAATATATTGAGACCCACCCCATCGCGGCTGTCCTGTTAGATATGGGTCTTGGAAAAACAATCATCTCCCTGACGGCGATCTTTGACCTTCTTTTTGACAGCTTTGAAATTCATCGTGTCCTTGTGGTAGCGCCTCTCCGCGTTGCCCGTGATACCTGGCCTTCCGAAATAGAAAAATGGTCGCACCTTTCAGGTCTGACCTATGCGGTTGCAGTCGGGACTGTCAAGGAACGGAAAGCGGCCATGCTGCAAAGCGCCGACATTACAATCATCAACCGCGAAAACCTGCAGTGGCTGATTGACGATTCCGGATTCCCATTTGATTTTGACATGGTGATCATAGATGAGCTCTCATCCTTCAAAAACCACAAGGCAAAACGCTTCAAGTCCCTGATGAAGGTTCGGCCCTATATCCACAGGATCATCGGCCTTACCGGCACGCCTTCTTCCAACGGACTGATGGATCTTTGGGCAGAATTCAAGCTGCTGGATAATGGGCAGCGCCTCGGTCGCTTTATCACACAGTACCGCATAAATTATTTCATTCCGGACAAGCGAAATGGCGAAATCATATATTCCTATAAGCCGCTACCCTATGCAGAAGATGCCATTTACCGGAGGATTTCAGATATCACGATTTCCATGAAGTCCACCGACCACCTGAAAATGCCGGAGCTCATTTCCACGCAATATGAAGTAGCGCTTTCGGATGCCGAGCGTGACCGATATGAGAATTTAAAGCAGGAGTTAATCCTGCAGTTGCCGGATGGCGAAATAACCGCTGCAAATGCTGCCGCGCTGACAGGGAAGCTCTCCCAGCTTGCGAACGGTGCCATTTATTCTGATACCGGCGAGATCATGGAATTCCATGACCGGAAGCTGGACGCTTTGGAGGATATTATCGAGGCTGCAAATGAAAAGCCGCTTCTGGTGGCCTACTGGTTCAGACACGATCTGGCCCGGATCAAGAATTGCTTCAATGTCCGGGAGATCAAGACAAGCCGCGACATTGCTGACTGGAATGCGGGAAAGATTCCTGTAGCAGTCATCCATCCTGCCTCAGCCGGACACGGCCTAAACCTGCAGGCAGGCGGTTCCACTCTCGTCTGGTTCGGGCTCACATGGTCGTTGGAATTATACCAGCAGACAAATGCAAGGCTCTGGCGGCAAGGCCAGCAGTCTCATACCGTAGTCATCCAGCACATCATTACCAAGGGCACCATTGATGAACGCATCCTGAAGGCACTCTCCAAAAAGGAGCTGACCCAGTCCGCTTTGATTGATGCCGTCAAGGTGGATCTGGAGGTGCCACGATGACAAGACCGTATGAAAATCTTATCAATGCCATCGTTCTGCAGGCAGTGAAGGATTATCGGGATGCCTTAAAGCGCCTGAAGAAAAAACCACAGAATACAGACGCCATGTCCACTGCGATGGAAATAGAACGATTTTTCCATTCTGCCTGGTATCAGACCATCACCAGTGTAGATGGCGACTACCTGATACAAAAGCTGCGAGAGGAGGCGAAGTCAAAATGACCGTAAAAGAATATCTTCATCAGGCTTATCGCCTTGACCAGAAGATCAAGTCCGACACGATGGAAGTACAGAACCTCCGGGTGATGGCTGGCAGCGTGTCGGCAATCCAATATGACAAGGATCGTGTACAGACCTCTCGATCTACGGACGCACCCTTTATCCGGACGCTGGAAAAGATGTGGGATCTGGAAAACAAGATCGCGGCAGAGCTTGAAACTCTCTCCGACCTAAAGAAACAGATCCGTGAGGTCATTGAAGCTGTGCCGGATACAGATGAACGCATGGTTTTAAAGTATCGTTACATTCATGGACTTACCTGGGAGCAGATCGGCATCGAGCTTTGTGCCGACGCCCGCACGATCCGTCGCTGGCATGGCAAGGCTCTGCAGCATGCCTCTCTGCCGGAGCATCCCATCATCATATGAAATGCGCCCGAAATGTCCTGCTTTGTCCAAAGATGTCCACCCCGCCATTATGATAGTATATAATCAGCGAAACAGTATAAAGAACGGCTGCACGCGCAGCCCTAAGCCTTGCAGGAAACACTGCAGGGCTTTTCTTTTGTCCGGAAAGGAGGCCGCCATGCCTATGAAACCAAAGAGGCCGTGCCGCTACCCCGGCTGCCCGAAGCTGACCGATGGTCTGTACTGTGAAGAGCATGCCAAGGTTATGCAGCAGCACTATGAGAAGTTCACGCGCGGTTACTCCTCCGGCAAGAGGTACGGCAGAGCATGGAAACGAATCCGTGACCGCTACGTTCACAAGCATCCTCTCTGCGAGATGTGTTTAAAGCAAGGTCGCTACAAACCAGTCGAGGAAGTCCACCACATCATTCCTCTCTCCGAGGGAGGAACAAATGATGAGAGCAACCTCATGAGCCTTTGCCGTTCTTGTCATGAGAAGATCCATAAAGACCGAGGAGACCGCTGATGATCTTCGTTCTTTTGTGCAAGACAATCAGGGCTCCCGGAAAGTCGAATGACTTTCTGGGAAGAGGACGAGCAGCGGAGTGAATGAGCTTTCGTACTTGTACGGAAGCGAACGATACGAAGCTTGCGAGGACGAGGGAGGGGCAGGTCAAATCTCTGTGGAAAATGCTGCGGAAAACGGCGCCCCCTCTTGCGTGCAAAAAAGGCGATTTCAAACGGGTAATAAAGGAGGCGGTTAAAAATCATGCCGACAAAATCAAATAACACAGGTGGTCGCGGCGGCAGACGTCCCGGTGCGGGCCGGAAAAAGACCGCCGTCAAAGAAAAATACGAAAACGGAAATCCAGGCGGCAGAGATCTCACTGTGCTGGACATACCGGATGTCGAAGGCGAGGACATGCCAACCCCGCATGACTTTCTATCTGCCAAACAGCATGACGGCTCCACCCTGGAAGCTGGTGATATCTATCGGGAAACATGGGAATGGCTGGATAAGCTCGGCGTAGCAAAAGCGGTGTCTCCACAGCTCTTAGAGCGTTACGCGATGTGCTCCGCCCGCTGGATTCAGTGCGAAGAGATGACCACTCGGCTCGGATACCTTTCCAAGCACCCGACGACTGGGAAGCCGATCCCTTCACCCTTCATCAACATTGGCATCATGGACTACAAGGGCAATGTCACGGTCAAGATTGACGCGCTTGCCGCTTCTGCGGCATCCGTCATTGCTATGGCCGGAACCAAGGTCTGTATGAGCCCCGTGGCCATGCTGATGATTCACAATCCGGCGACCATCGCCATTGGCGATACCGAAGAAATGCAAAAGGCCATCGACATGCTGTCAGAGGTCAAGGAATCTATTATGAACGCCTATGAAATCAAATCCGGGCTCTCCCGCGCGAAGATTTCAAAGCTTATGGATGCCGAAACCTGGATGAATGCCAAGGAGGCCAGGAAGCTCGGCTTTGCGGATGAGGTTCTTTTCGCTGGCGGTGAGAACCCGCTGCCGGAAGAAGACGACACCATAGAGATGCTTTTCTCCCGCAAGGCTGTCACAGATTCACTGCTCTCAAGGCTGATTCCAAAGAAAAAGCCGGAAGCAGATAAACACATGGTACCCGTTATCGATCTTGAGAAGCGCCTTTCGCTTCTCGCACATTAAAGGAGGATTTTTATTATGACTCAGATTATGGAACTTATGGACAAGAGAGCGAAGGCATGGGAAGCAGCTAAATCATTCCTGAATACACACTCTCAGAACGGCGGCATGGTTTCCACAGAGGATGCCGCGACCTACGACAAGATGGAAAAGGAAGTCACAGACTTTACACACGACATTGAACGTCTGCAGCGTCAGGAAGAGATCGACAAGATGCTCTCTGCTCCGACCTCTGCTCCGCTTACCGGCAAACCCGGCGCGAAGAATGAACCGGACGACAAGCCAGGCATCGCTTCCAAGGCATACAAGGCGGCATTCTGGAACAACATCCGCAAACGCAACTACTACGACGTAAAGGATGTGCTGGAAATCGGCACCGACGCCAATGGCGGCTACCTTGTCCCGGATGAATATGAAAAGCGTCTGATTGACGCCCTGCAGGAGGAGAATTTCTTCCGCACGATTGCGACGGTCATTCAGACCCAGAGCGGCACGCACACCATCCCGGTCGTTGCTTCCCACGGGACGGCGGCATGGATGGAGGAAAACGGCCTGTACCCGGAATCCAATGACACCTTCGACCAGATCAGCCTCTCAGCCTACAAGCTGGGCACAGCAATCAAGGTATCCGAGGAACTTATGAACGATTCCGTTTTCGATCTCGAGACCTACATTGCATCGGAGTTTGGCCGCAGGATCGGCGCTGCGGAGGAAGAAGCATTCCTCACCGGCGATGGCAGCAAGAAGCCGGAAGGCATCTTCACCAAGGTGGCGGCTACCAAAGGCGCGACCACAGAGATTACCGGGAGCACGGTTTCCTTTGACAACATCATGGATGTGTTCCACTCCCTGCGTTCCGTTTATAGGAGCAAGGCCATCTGGATTCTGAACGACACCACCATCAAGGCGCTCCGCAAGATTAAGGACAACAACGGAAATTACATCTGGCAGCCGTCTGTTGTCGTCGGTCAGCCCGACACGATCCTGAACCGTCCTTATAAGACTTCGATTTATGCGCCGGAGCTGACTGCAGGTAATGTACCGATTCTGTTCGGCGACTTCTCCTACTACTGGATCGCCGAGCGTCAGGGACGTTCCTTCAAGCGCCTCTCCGAGCTCTACGCGGCAAACGGCCAGATTGGCTTCCTTGCCTCTGAGCGCATCGACGGCAAGCTCATCCTGCCGGAGGCCGTGAAGGGACTGTCCGTCAAGGCCGGTGCCTGATCAAAATGGCAGCTAACGTAACCAGCCGTCTGCAGAAATTAACCTTCCTGCAGGCGGCATCTTTTAAGGAGGCGGACGATGGAAGTAACTCTTGAGGAAGCAAAAGCCTATCTCCGGGTCACCACCGGTGACGAGGACGAGCTGATAAAAAGCCTGATTTCTGCGGCGACAAAGCAGGTACAGGACATCACAAGACAGTCCGACGAGGAGTTTATGGCAAACGAGGAAAAAGCCCTGATCCGCATCCGGGTGGCCATCCTTTACACCGTGGCCTATCTCTACGAGCACCGGGAGGAAGCCGACCACCATGCCCTCAACATGACGCTGCGCTCCCTTCTCTTTGGCACGCGGAAGGAGGGCTTCTGATGAATATCGGCGCGATGCGGACAAAAATCACTTTTCAGAAAAGCGCGGTCACCGTTGACAAATACGGAAACCACACCAACGGCTGGACGGATTACTGCTCCTGCTGGGCAACAGTCGGCACAAGCACCGGTTCGGAATCCGAAGGCGTTGTTGTTAACCCGGAAGAATCCCTTGACTTTACCTGCCGGTACTCTTCCGAGCTTGCCGCCGTGGAATCCACAAAATACCGGATCATCGCGGAAGGCCATATCTACAACATCACCTATGTGAACCCGATGGGCTGCAAGCGGAACAGCCTTAAATTCAACTGCAAGCTGGAGAAAAAAACATGAGCAGAAAAATACCGATCAGCGAAATGGACGACGCAATCATGGAGGAGCTTCAAAAATATTCAAAGCTCGCAACCGACGACATGAAGGATGCCGTAAAGGATACGGCGGCTTCTGTCCGTAAGGACATCCAATCTGGCGCTCCCGTCGATACCGGAAAGTACAAGAAAAGCTGGTCGGTAAAAAATGTCCACGAGGATTCCGAGAGCATTGACCTTGTGGTGCATTCGAGGAACCGATACCAGATTGCGCACCTGCTTGAGAACGGACACGCCAAACGCGGCGGAGGCCGTGTCGAGGGAAAGCCTCACATCGCGCCTGCCGAACAGCGCGGCAACGAAACGCTTGTAAAAACCATCGAACAGAAACTGAAAGGCGGCTGAGTATGACCTATGACGACATAACCAACATGTTAAAGGAAGCGGGACTCCCTCTTGCCTACGACCATTTCGCCGAAGGTGAGTCTCCTGAGCCGCCCTTCCTTATTTTTCTCTTTCCGGGCAGTGACAACATGTTCGCAGACAACGGCGTGTATTTCAAAATCAGCCAGCTGAACATGGAACTCTACACGAATAAGAAAGACCCGGAGCTGGAAGAAAAACTGGAGGATATCCTGACCGCCCATGAAATTCCGTGGGAGAAATCCGAGGTCTGGATTGATTCCGAGAAGATGTATGAAGTGCTCTATCAAACTGAGATTTAAAGGAGGATGCCACTATGGCTAACAGAAAAAACAAAGTGAAGTTCGGTCTTAAGAACTGTCACTACGCACTTGTCACGATTGACGAGGATGGCAAGGTCACCTTCGGGACGCCTGTCAGCATGCCCGGCTCCGTGAGCCTTTCACTGGATGCAGAGGGCGATAACGACCCGTTCTACGCGGATGATTCCGTGTATTACATGGTCAGCAACAATAACGGTTATTCCGGCGACTTCGAGCTTGCGCTCATCCCGGAGAGCTTTCTTGTGGATGTCCTGCATGAAACCGAAGATGCCAATGGCGTGCTGGTGGAAAACAAGGATGTGGAGCCGGAGCATTTTGCTCTGCTCTTTGAGTTCTCCGGCGACCAGCGGAAGATCCGCCACTGCCTGTATTACTGCAGCGCGACCAGACCTTCGATGGAGGGCGATACCACAGAGGACAAGAAGGAAGTCAAGACGGAGAAGCTCTCGCTTACTGTTTCGCCGCTTCCGAGCGGGCTGGTAAAGGTCAAAACCGGTACGAACACCAGCGAGGAAACCTACAACAACTGGTACACCAAGGTCTATGAACCGCAGGATAAGACCACCACTACGACCGCCGCCGCCAGTACCAGCACAAGCACCAGCACCACTGCGACAACGTCTTCCAAGACCAGCTCGCAGACAGCATAAGGAGGCAGCACTATGGCAGTTACAAAAACCATTGAGATTGACGGCAAGCCGGTCGAATTCCGTGCCTCTGCCGCCATTCCTCGTTTGTACAGGAACAAATTCCACCGGGATATCTACAAGGATCTGAACCAGTTGCAGAAAGGCATCGACGAAGCCAATCCGCAGGAATCGGATCTGGATACCTTCAGTCTGGAGCTTTTCGAGAACATCGCCTGGCTTATGGCCAAGCATAAGAATCCGGATATCCCGGACACTCCGGAGGAATGGCTTGATGAGTTCAATACCTTCTCCATTTATGAAATCCTGCCGCAGATCATTTCGCTGTGGGGGCTGAATGTGGAGACGGAGGTCGAGTCTAAAAAAAACCTTATGAAACTGAACGCGAAATGACGACGCCACTGTTCCTGCTCCGCTGTGTGCAAATCGGGCTTTCTATTTCCGAGCTCGACCTGCTCACCATCGGTACAGTCAATGACATGTACTCGGAAATGAGTAATGACAGCTACGACTGGCCCGCAAAAGCAACGCAGGAACAGATGGATCAATTTTAACCAAGGGAAGGAGGTCATCGCATGGCTGACAGAATCAAAGGAATCACAGTGGAAATCGGCGGCGATACGACCGGCCTTTCCAAAGCCCTCTCCGGCGTCAACAAAGAGATCCGAAACACACAGTCGCAGCTTACGGACGTCAACCGCCTGTTAAAGCTTGACCCTACCAATTCCGAGCTGCTCTCGCAAAAACAGAAACTCCTGTCACAGGCAGTCGGCGAGACAAAAGAGAAACTCACG